TCGGCTTTCACGTTGGTTGCTTGATGAGTGGCAGCGTAATACTTAGTGTTTGGGTCTATTGTTGGTTCAATTCCTAATGTATCAGTGATGTAATCGAATACGTCCTTACACGCATTATATGCGGAAAGGGATGATCCCATCGTTGAGACAGCTAGCCCGAGGGCAGCTGATGCTGTTGCACTGAGTGTTCTAGCTCGCTCAGGGTACAGTAATTTCGCGAGCACCTCTGAAGGGTCGCGGTAACTAATACCATTGCGATTCTTGTAGCTAAGAACCTCCACATCACTCAGGTGTCCTCCGGCCGAAGTCTTGTCGACGGAGAGGATAGCGTTGAAACGCTCCTTTGCTTCAAGGGCAATCTTGGATAAGAAAGAAGACTGATCGAACTTTGCATGTAACTCGGGAAATAAGACAAGACTGTCGTCTCCCTGTACAAAAAGTCGAAACTCTTCACTCTCGATGTTGATTCCAAGTGCGCTGAGGCATGTGAGTTGATATGTTGCGGTCACAAACGAATCCAGGATTTGTGTTCTCTGGAATCCTGATGCTATGCCATTAAAGCGCCACTGATATACTGTCCCAGAAGGGCCCAGAATAGGCGTGTGCTTTATTGCATTATTGGTCCAATCCCATAGGCGTTGGATCTGATCTGCATCTGCTTGTGTGTTTGAATAATCATGAGTGTCTGAAACCGACGGCTCGTAGCCTTGGTCGAAATCAAACCATGACCTCCAAATATTGTGTATGTCATCGATGACTTCATGCAAGGCGCGGTGATCAAATTCTGACCAATCTGCTGAGATGACGCTTTTAAATTTGACGCCAGCCAAACGATTGTATAATTTGTTCCACCCTCCTTTGAAGGTCTCGAATCCCCATAACATCGGTGATTTGACATTTTCATTTAGGTACTCCTTTTGAAGGTTCCAAATGAACATGTTCTCTGCCATTAGCAATAGCTTTGGCACGCCGAATACGGGTCTGATCTTATCTGGTTTCTCTTTCTTGGTGAGGTGAATCCTGGAGTGAAGTGTTGTGTACTCATAAGGTACGGGTTCTCCATCCGCGGTCCAAAACGGCGCCATTCCGAACTTAATTGAGTGAATGTGTTTCCTGTTGATGTGGAAAATCTCGTCATATAAGTTGTGAAAGGTTGGTCTTGAATCTTCGGTTTCTCCTTCTGCCTGTTTTTGCCTGAGTCGATCGCTCCAAAGAGTACTACCCGTATAGGGTAATTCTGCTGAAACGTTCAGGGTCCAAGGGTAGTAACGTAGGTCAGGGAACGCGATCGGTTTAAGCCGACGAGATGGTCGAAAAAGTTTTTCAA